TTGTGCGCCATAGTTCCCATGTCAGCTTTTTTATTGCTGTCCGACCTATGACCCAGAACATATGTTAGGAAATACTGCATTTGACAGAAGTCGTAGTTGTTATAACTAGACGATCTGATATAAGTAACAATCATTAAATTTTCTCCAATAGAGATCTAACTTCAGTTATCGTTTCCCCGATACCAATCTCTCTATTGTCAAGCACATGCCAAAAATTATCATGATCGTAATTGTCCGCATCTAGGGCGGTCTCACTATCATGGTCATCCTCGTGAACATTCCTTTCCAATCTCAATACTTTACCACCGGCTTTGGTGATTGCTTCAACTTCATTTGGGAATCTTACATCTGCTATAATAGCGAGATCACTACCCTCCTTAATAATTTTATTTAAACAGGCATTAGCCCATACATCGTGGTGCATTTTTCGCATAACTTCTGTGCCAAAGAATTGCATAAATTCACGGGCAGACATTTCACCTTTTGGTGCTTTTCTGTTCACTTTACCTCTAGGCATATTACTCCAAAGTAAATGTTTTACCTTTTCATTCTTTTGTTCATTTGTCCCATAGGCTTGATCGTGAGTAAAACCAAACAAATTAATGCACATATCTTTTAGTGAGTCGGCAAAATTATACAGCTTTACAAACGGCCACATGTTATAGTGCGCGTATTGCACAAACTCTTCGTCTTTGCGCTCAATATCAAATTGCCCCCAGCCTTCCACGCCTTTACTATTGACAGTTTTAATTAGTAATTTACCCTGCTCGTCAATATTATAATCAAGAATCATATTATTACTAAGCAGGATTTCTCCATGAATAATATTGGCAATAGTTGTTTTGCCAGCCTGTTTCTTTCCAGAAATTCCTAAAATCATTAATAAAGTCCTTCTACATGGGGTAATATATTTTCTTGAATTTGTTCTACTGTCATATCTCCGACATCTTTCTTCAGCATCGGAGGGTAAATTAAGTTGAACATTCTACTCAACTCTCTTTGGATTTTCATTCTACCTTCTCGTCCAGCTTGGTCGTTGTCAGTTAATATAACTATATCTGAAACGCCAGACTGTATAAGTAAACCTTTTTGAGATTCTGACAAATCTTTACCAAAAAGTCCAACCGCATTTTTTATGCCAGCTTCGTAAAGTTTCCAAACGTCTCCTTGGCCTTCTACTAAGAAAAGTGCGTGAGTGTTTTGACTAACCTTTATTGCATTGTCATAATTATATAGATAGTCTGTTTTCTTGAGGCCGCTTGAGAATAAATACTTTGGCTGTATATAATCTTTTGTGCCTCTAGCTATATATCCAACTTCTTTTTCATTAAAGTAAACCGGAATAATAGCCCTGTTGAACATCGTTGACGTTTTATCTATACAATCTTTTACCCCAAAAACGGATAAAGTAGATGGTAAAAATCCTCGGTTTTCAAAATAAGTTGAAGATTCTAGTGTTTTAACATCTCTGCGATAATCAGACTGAGCCGCTACTACATTTTTCTTCTTAAATATATTTACAATTTCTTCTAATTCAGATTTTTCTGATTTGATTTCTTTCTTAGAAGTTTGATGATCTCTATTGATATTATATAGCTGACAAATATATCTGAGCGTATCAGAGAATGTCGGGTCTTGTCTATAACCCTTAACAAATCCAAAAATATCAGTACCGTGATCTTCATGACAACCGTGAGTCCAGCATCGCCAGTTTTTATAAGTTAGAGAAATAGACAGGCCATTTGGGTTATCTCCACCATGAATCGGACATGGCATACAAATATTATTGTTATTTATCTCCCAAGGTGTGTCTAGTTCTTTTAACAGAACTTCTATATCTTCAAAGATTGTATTCTTAACTTTCGTTAAGTCAAGTTTTTGTTTAGTAGCACTCATCTAGGATGTCTTTCCATGTGTCTAGAATAATCAAGAAATCTTTCTTCCATTATATCAAAATATAAAACATCTTCTTTTACTTTACGAAGAAGATATTTACTCAAAGTTTTTAATCCACTATCATATATTTTAGTATATTCTAGTATGTCTTGTATTTTTGGAAGTGGTAATTGTTGGTCGTGCAAGGGGCCGCCATTGAATTTTGCTGTATATTTACTCATTGTCTTCCTCGAATGGGAGTTCTGCGCCTTCGATAGCATCTGTATCTCCAGCAACTAAAAATTCATCTCTTGTTCTGAGTTCCGTTAAAAGAGCGTGCGATCCATCCATTCTCATGTTAATATAGTTGCCGTCTTGCATACCCGGACCATGACGGGATACAATGGGTACAAGTTTCCTATTACCTGCACGCGGGCCATCCTCTGCCGTCTCCTCTGCTGACTTTTCCTTAAAGATGGAGAATGATGTACACAACCAAATAAGCCTGTCAGATCCACTTACAGCATCCGTAGACTCTTTAGTAATACCATCTCTATTAAGCTGAACAAAAGCTAAACAAGCGAAATCATATTTAACTGCAAGGTTATGCAGATTTGTAATTTGAAATCCCAGAGCTTGATATTCCGCTAAATTATTTGATATGCCAGATGAAGACATCAGCTTCAAGTAATCATACACAACTAAGCAATCATTTGTTCTACCGTTTTCATCTGTTCCAACTTCTTGTATAACCCACCTTTTAATGTGGTTAAGAATGTTTTCAAATGGTGCGCCAGCTACACTGACATAGGTATATGGAATATCTTTAATCTTTTCTACCGCATTTTGAACTGCAATATACTTTTCTTCATCTTCAGAGAATTTACCGCTAGATATTTCATTAATTGGTACACCACTTAGACTTGATATAATTCTATTAAGATGGTCTTCTTTGCTCATCTCAGTGTCGAGCATTAAAACTGGAACACCCTGTCTAGCTACGTTGATAGCAACGTTATCACCAAAAACAGACTTACCAACTTTAGGGCGAGCAGATACTAAGTCTACACATTTGCGTCGTAGACCACCACCAATAGCGGCATCATATCTATCAAACCCGCTTGGTATACCGATTTGATCACACTTGTTTTCGACAAGGAATTCAATATATTCATCTACATCTTCTCCAATTTTCTCAGGCTTATCTCTTGTGTCATCTTCTCTAAGAAACTCTGTAATTGGCGCCTCGACAATATTAATGATTTCATCAATATCTTCATCACCATTGATGTCTTCAATATCTTTACCGATTTTATTAGCCAGAGACTTAATCTTTCTTGCAAACTCAAACTTTTTAATCTGAGCGGCAAAATGAATTACGTTTTCTTTCTTGACGGGAAAATCCATCAAGGTTTTGATATATTGTAATTCTTGTTTAGTTTGTATGGTTTCAGAAAACCCAAGCTGATCAGCAGCAGACAATAGACTTGGCAAATCTACAGAAGCTTCTTTAGCAAGAATCTTTTCAATACACTTATATATTAGTTGATTGTTTTGATTATAAAAACTATTATGATCAATTATATCACTAATTTCAACATATGATTCTAGACCGTAAGCGAAGAGACCGGCAAGTACTGCCGTCTCCGCGCCGGAATCTCCTAAGAGACGTTTCATTTATTTGCCTCCGCACCGATTGCATCGGTGGTATTCTCCAAACACCAAACTTGGGCTTACTTGAAATTCTCTTCCACAAACATGGCACTCTACAGTGGACTTAGTTTGCTTCTTTCTATTTCTAGGTGTTCTTCTTGATTCAGGGGTTTCAATGTCTTTAAAAAGATCTTCATTGTCTGACCACTGGTTCTTTTTGGCTCTCACCGGAGTTCTCCTTTTCGTATCGTTATTGTTAACAGAAACGCTAAAATCTTCATTAACAGTTTTAGCAGGAACATCCTGCTTTTTTTCTTTTGGATTTTCGTTTGTAGTATCTTGACTTATTTCAGTAAGGTTAGCCATCAACTGCTCAAGCAGCGCTTGCTTTTGCTCGTTTGTCAAGCTACTAATTAGATCTTTATCTATCATTTCCTTTTACCTTTTTCAAATAGGATGTCTGCCTTTCTTCTAATATTATACTCTCTAGACTTTAAATTTTCAAGCCTTCCTTCTGCGGTTAACTTCCATTCGTTAATTTTATTTGCTAACTCGTTATTTCTTAGGATTGTGGCAACTTTGGTTTCATGTTTTGCATATGTGTCCCAAACCCCACTATTAATCGCTTCTGAAATAATACTTTGCAGTGAATTGGTACACCAACGAATAACATTTTCACACTGTGCGCGCTCAGAACCCATATGGTCAACATATTGCATAAGCTGGTATGCATAATTAAAGCACTCATCCTGAGTCAAGCCCTCAAGATTTTCTGTGGAAAGTTTTTCTGCTTCCGAAAACTCTTCATTAAATTCTGCGGGCGTTATATTTTTTGCAGATATATAATCATCAATACCATCTAAAAATTGTTTTAATCTTTCAGCGGCTTTCAATTTGATTTCTCCAGTCTTCAATACTGTCTGAATATTTAAGAACTATCAACTCAATACTATTTAGTTCACACCAATCTTCTTTTATAAAGTCTCTTTTAACCGAAGTCAAGAATCCAGCTTTAGTTTTATGAAAAAACTTACAAAACTCGTAATGCTGTCGTCCGTGGACTTCGACACCAAGCTGTAAGTTGGGAATAAAAAAGTCTAGAAATAATGTAGACTTCTTAGCTGGATCTCTTGATCCCGGAAGTTTAACTTCTTCAAGAATCGTGTAACCTGCAAACATTTCATGTAGCAACTTTCTAGCTGCCATATGATACTTCGATTTAACGGTCTTATCATTTTTTTTAAGAATATATTTATTTAAATTTAAATTATATTCTCTACCGTTTAATCCTACGACTTTCATAGCACACTTTTGATTTCATCGTAAAGAAATTCTTGAATCTCTGGGTTGGTTTCGATAAACTCACTAAGTTTTGACATCCCTTGAAACTTGAAGAACTTTTCTACCGCTTCTGGATTATCGGCATTTACTTCATTTTTCTTTAGTAGAGATTTAATTCTTTCATCGTCAGACCCAATTGCTGAACCAATCGTATACCAAGCGCCCGCTTGTTTGATGAAAGTAAGCTCATTTGCAATCTCGCACAGCTCTCTAACTTCATCAATGCCAGTTCCGTATCTAATATAAGACACGGCATTAGAGTTGGGTCTACCGCCAGCGGCAGATGTCTTAATCACCCAGTTAGCTACTTGACCAACATCATTACCAGAAGCGTCAGTTTCTTCCCATTTACCTCTGTGAGTAATAATCATGTTTGTACCGGCTTGGTACTGAAGCATGTTGCCACAGTCAGCGAGTTTAGCGGGCGACCACCTTGACCCACCAGTATTAGCAATATTATGAGTAATAAAAATAAGTATAGATTTAGTTCTTGCTACATCATTACTAATACGTTTAAAGAACATGGCTAGTAGTCTTGGGAGCTGCGCTCTAACACCACCTCTAACATCACCGTCAAGCTCATCCTGCGGAACCATGTTAGATACAGAATCAATGATCGCCACGAAATCTGGTGTGTTTTTAACGTATGTTTCAATAGCATTTAAAAACGTTTCGGCAGATACAACTGGTTGATTGTCTGTCGCCTGAATGACTTTGATTTGTTCGGCATCTAAACCTTTAATGCCAGTAAAGTTTTCTTTAGTTAGCCTACCTTCTGTATTAAAATAAAATACTTTTTTTCCAGCAGCTTGAGCTTTAGCTGCAAAGTAAAGTGATGTAGTTGTCTTACCGGTTTTAGGGTCGCCAGTCATAACAACGACACTGCCTTCTCGAAGACCGCCACCGGTAGCTAAGTCTAGTGCTGGTGAAATACCAATAGTTTTGAAGTTTTGAAGGTCTTCTAAAACCTTGGAGCCTGTTTCTACAATATCTCCATACTTACCAATAATTTGATTGCTTACGATGTCATCATCAAATTTAGCTTTAGCTTTCTTTTTTGCCATCTTTCAATCCTCTAAGTTTGCTTAATCCAGTTTTCTTGCCGTATGATTTTTTTCTAGGGGTTGGTTTTTCTTTTACGTCTAACTCCTGATTTTTATTTGCTTGTTCTTCTATTATTTTTAGTTGTCTTTTTATTTCTGGGACAACTCTTTTATTTTTCAGTGAGAACACTTTAGAAAGAAACGGAGAATTGACCGCCTTTACGACGGCCAGCTCTCCATATTTCTTGATTAAAGAATTAGCAGTAAATAATTGTTGCTTGAACGTCCAGTCCCAAGGTTTCTTGTTCCAAAATTTATGGGTAAGATTTCCTTCATTTTTGTGTTCTGCAAGCCTTAGACACATCATTTCTGCTAAGTAAGCGGCACAGGTGCAATAATCACCAGTACTTGTATGCTTGTATTTGCTTTTTTCAGTTCTTTTTCTTTTGGTCATTACGTATAATGGTTTCTTGGAAGCAACCGTCTTCATTGTCTTCAAATTCTCTTTCAATTATTAATTCTGGGACATTCCAAATTGTTTTATATACTTTATCATCTTTAAACTTTCCTATAGTGTAAGTCTCTTTTGAGGAGCCGCCCATCATAGCAGTTACAGAGTTGATAAAATAAAGCGCGTCACAGTCGGACACATCTATCTTAACTGAATTAGACCTAAATTGCAAATACAATTCTTGTATAAATAGATTATTTTTTTCACATACCTCTTTAAGAATTCTCCATTCTTTAGAAGTCTTTACCATTTCAACTTCGCCATTAGTCAACAAACACACGATCCACGTCGCGTGCTTGTCGGTTCTTGCTTTTTTTACAATCTGTGCAAAATCTATCTTATTTTGATCGTACAAGTTTTTGCCCTCTTAGATTCTCGGCTCACGAATTTCCTTGCTTCGTCACCATACTGAGATGCGGCCTCAGTCATTACTGTACTACCTTTATTGGATGCAAAAAGATTGGTAGCTGGACCCTCTTTGTTTTTAGCTTCTTCTTTTGGTTTTGCTTTTGGTTTTTGTTTGCTTAGTTTTTCTGCATATTTTTTTACAGATGCTAAAGATCTATTCATTTTCTTAGCAAGATCTTCAATCTCCATTTCCTCTACATGATTCTCAATATAATATTTTTCCACTTCTCCTAGCGGTCCTGTCTTATTCATTAATGAAACTCCTATTAGCTTTAGTTAAATAAATTGAATTATTAGTTTTGAGATACATTACATAGTAGTCAAATGTGTTTTTAGAAACCTTTTTCATTTTTGTTTCTAGAACATTTTCTCTATTAGACAATCTTCCTAGAGGATCGTATATCGCATTGTCATATGTTTTAATATGATATGTTTCTTTTTTGTTTTCGTGTACAATTTTTGCGTATACTTTGTCCACATCATTATCTATAACTTCTCCATTTTTATTTATATAATCAATAGCTGTTATAGTAGATTTCTCAGAAAATACTTTTAATTGTTCTTCTGAATAATAGTTTTTCATTTTCCCTCCATAATATATCTTTTTTGTTGCGCGGGAGTCATCTTATTAATTTCTTTTCTAGACTTATCTCCCTGTTTTTCATACCAATGTTTTTTAGCTTGAGGGGTTGACTCTAGTTTTTTATGGTGTTCTTCATTCAACTTATTCCTGTCTCTCCTAGTGTTTTTATCTGCAATACTGCCAACAGTATCGCTTCCCGCCATAAAGCTGTGGATGCCACCAGTGACCACTCTATATAAAGAGTCTGAGTTACACTCTTCACATTTAGTTAGTTCTGGGTCTGTAACCTTTTGAAACACATCACTAAGTTGCGCCCCACAGCTTTTACATTCATAATCGTAAATCGGCATTAGTTCTCCAATGCGTTAAGTATT